GACGGGCGTTCCTCCAGCCTGCCCGAAGTCGAAGGGGAGACCGCTCTTGGAGCCCCAGACCGTGTTGGGCGACTCTGGTGTCGCGCCCAACCAGCACCGGCCCTGATAGCCCCAGTCGATGATGCTGGGCCAGTTGGCTCCACCCCAACTCGCGGGAGTGGACAGGAAGTAGGCGGGCTGCAACTCCCAGAGATCATGAACGTTGCGGGTCAGAAGTTGCGGCGCCGACGTTCCGTGAACCAGCATCATCCGGTTCTTGGTGAGATCCTGATCCGCTTGGATGGAAGCAAGTTGCGTGGAACTCCATGGAGTTGCGAGCGAGAAGATCAGTCCAGATGCTGGCCGGTACACGAACACATCGTCGAAGTCGATGTAGTCGCCAACGGCCACGGTAGAGCATGAAAACTCTATCCCGTAGGCCAACGAGGTCCCGGGCGCGGCGACCGTGAAGGTGTGTGAAAACTTCTGCCACTGAGCAGTCACCACATCGGTGAATGTTGCCTGCCCGTTGGGGACTCCGGTATCCGTGACTATTCTGAGGCGGCACGTCCCCTGGCCACGCGACCTGTACAGAATGACAATCGTTTCTCCGACTGCCCAAGGGAGAGGAGGTGCGCCAGGAGAATACGCTCCGATGTCCAGTCCAGGCCCCTTGCACCTGATGTATCCACCGGGTTCCCATGTAGCAAAGGTGGTCCCGCCAGCGGCTTGCCCGAGCGTCCAGTATGTCGGTCCACCGTCCAGCGTACCGTTCAGAATCCTGTTTGCGTATGTCCCCTGCAGCACCCCGGCAGCGTTTCGGATCTGCAGGAGTTGGTCGGTCAGTTGGAGTTCGTAGGCATCCGCCCCACTCACCTGGAACGGCAGCAGACGGATCGGAGCGATTGCGGACTGTGCGGAGGCCGTACCCGCCCGCATCAATGCCGGCCCGTGCGGCAGGGGGACGAAGTTCTTGCAGGTCTTCAGCGCCGACTTGTATCCCTCCGCATCCACGCGCCCGGCGAGCCGGGGCGACCACTCCCCCGCGTTGAAGGCCACCTGACTGGGGTTGAACCCGGCCACGGCCTACCACCTCCGCTGGTGGAGGGCCGAAAGCCTCACATGCTCCGAGCGTCCCTGCATCCCGTCGAGCCTCGCCGCCTCGGTCAGCGCCTTCTGGTACAGGCTCCAGAGGTCACCCTGCAGGCTGCGGTTCTCGGTGATCGGCGTGCAGATCGCGAAGGCCAGCCGGTAGGCCATGGCCATGACGAACCCAGGGGACCAGAGCAGCGGGTCCTCGACCAGCTCGACGTAGCGCACCCGCAGCGGCGCCGCCTGGTTGGTGAGGATGAACTCGCCCTCCTTCACCCACTCGAAGTCGGCGATGCCGCTGCCGTCGTCGGCGTCGAGGAGCCGGACGCAGGTCGAGGGCAGCTGGTAGCGCAGGCCCCACTGGTAGTCGGGAGCGGTCGCGTCGGCGGCCAGAGAGGCCCGCTTGACGGCGAAGGTCCACTCCCGGGCCTCGAGGACCGAGTCACGGACCGCGTCCCAGTTGTTACGGCAGAGCTCGGCGGTGGTCGAGACATCGTCGATGCTGGTGATCGGGTTGGCGCCGACCCAGCCCAGCGCGAGGTTGCAGATCCCGACCTGGTCCATGGCGCCCTAGAACAGGTCGTAGCCGCCCAAGGCCACGGTGGCGAAGTTGGTCGAGGCCGGAGCGGCGGCCGTCTCCAGGGTCATGATCGTGTTCGTCGAGCCGATGATGTCCACGTTGGAGTGGATGCACTGGCTCGTCCCCACCGCGGCGGAGAGCCGGGACGACCAGAGGATGGTGCCGGCGCCGGTCCCGCCGTCGCGCAGGTTCACGACGATGGTCGGCTGGGCCGCCACCCCGCTGACGCAGGCGGTGATGTACTTGGCGACGTGGCGGCCGTAGGGCAGCGCCGGCGCTCCGATGGTGGCCGCGGTGGTAGCCGCCGGCTGGTGCTGGATCGCCCAGTAGCTGAAGATGCTCTGGGCCGTGACGGCCAGGGGCAGCGCGATGAGGAGGGCGAGGGCGAGCTTCTTCATGGCGGTCTCCTACTGGCCCAGGACGGCAGGCGTCGCGTCGAGAACCCGGTGGACGAAGGCGTCGAGGAGGTTGGAGCGGTCCAGGTAGGAGGCCGCCGTGTCGCCGACGACGATTCCCCACTGGGTCTCGGTCGGCGCGGTGGCCTGGGCCTGGGTCGAGACGGTCAACTGGTCACCGGGGACACCCGGCGCGGCCAGGTAGGTCTTCCGGTTGGTCCCGCCCACGCCCGTGTCGGGGTCCTTGGGCTGGTCGGCGAACTTCTCCAGCATGGACCGCAGCTCGCTGCCGCACCGCTGCAGCGGCACGCTGGAACCGACGATGAGGGCGATCTCGCCGGCGGCGCAGGTCGAGAAGGCGGAGACGCTGGTGGAGACGGTCGCTGGACCGCCATCCGGCAAGGCGACTCGGAACATCGTGGCCATGGGCTACCCCTTCTTCTTGATCTCGGGCTTCGGCCCGTAGGTCTCGGTGATCACGCTGCGGTTGAGGTCGATCCACCACTGCTCGCAGGTGAAGTTGCGGAGCTTGGAGACCTCCGCGACGGCGGCATCGAATGACATCCCGAGCTTCACCCGTTCGATGATCATCTCGGGCTCGTGAGCTCCTGGTCCCCTGGTCACATCGGCCGCCTTCTCCCTCCGAAGGTGAAGCGGGGCGCGGCCGAGGGAGGGGGATCCCGGCCGCGCCCCTGTCCCCGGTTACGACTCGAGGACGTGCGCCCGGATGACGTGGGCGTCCTCGATGCGGGTCGCACCGAGCGCCATGGCGCTGTAGACGCGCCACGCGAAGGACTTCTCGGAGCTCTCCACCACGCGCGACCAGAGGTCCTTGGTGATGTGCAGGCCGATGGCCCGCTTGGTCATGGCGACGTAGTAGTACTGGCTGCCGGTGACGTTGGTCAGGCCCGTGCTGGTGGAGACGATCCAGGTGTAGCCGAGCCAGTTCTCGACGTAGCCCTTGGACACCAGCGCCTGGGCGTTGACGTAGTCCGAGCTCGTGGCCTGGGTCATCTGGAGCATCTTCTTCGCGCCGTTGGGCCGGATGACGAAGACCTTCTCCTCGTCCTGCGGCACGTCGGCCAGCCAGAACTTCTCGTTCACCGAGGTGATGAAGTTGAAGTCGAAGGCCTGGGTGGCACCGCCGAGTCCCTGGCCGGCCGGGAAGCCGGTGGAGGTGCCGTCTTCCACCTCGGTCGCGCCGAGCGCGGCGTTGAGGATGACCAGGTCGATGTTCCGGCCGTGGGCGTTGGAGTGGGCCTGGAGCACGTCGCTGCGCGGGTCGCGGGCGGCCTGGGCGATGTTGGTCGGGTCGACGAGGTTGGAGACCTCGTAGTCCGCCGGCTTGGAGCGGCGGCGGGTGAGCGACAGCGCCGTGTCGGCGGTGCTGCCGCCGGCGGTGCGGGAGGTGGTGGCGAGGGCGCCGAGGCGGTCCCAGAGGTGCATGTCCGGGGCGTTGCGCTCGATGGTGAAGTTGCGGAGCTTCGAGCCCTTCTGCTGCGAGAGCGAGCGGAGGTTCGCCTCGAAGTCCCGCTGGTAGATGAGGCTCAGGTCTGCGACGGCCATGGTGTTTCTCCTGCCCGCTACTCGCGGGCGACTGGTGGGTCGCCTCGAGTAGTCCGGCAGGGGCCGGGCTCGCGTGCTTGTGGCTTCTCGCCTGCCACCAGGGCCTCGGGGTGGTGGGGGCCGACCGAGTCGGTTAGTCCCGTCCCTGAGCTACTTCATGTGGAGCAAGTGCGTGAGTACACGTCAAGGGTCACTTGCCGCACCTGGCTTCGAGCCGGGCCACCTTCTCGCGCAGGTCGGAGAGCTGGTCGATGAGGATGGCGGTGTGGGCGGCCCGCTCCTCGGCGGCACTCGCCCCGCTCTGCCAGAGCATGGCTCCGAGGAACGCCGCCACCAGGGTCGGGAAGCCGTACTCCTTCAGCACCCGGAACGCGAGATCCACCTACGTCTCGGTGATGATGACCATGGTGGCGCTGCCAACCGCGGGGGAACCGGCTCCAGCCGCCGAGACGCTGATGAAGATCCCGTTCGCGGTGCCCGCGGCCACCGTGGGGAGCTGCTCCCCGTTGAGCCCGTACTGGCGGCAGATGATCACCGGGGCGGTGACCACGTTGCCCGAGGCGATGATGCTCTGGTGGTACTGGAACTGGTCGAGCGTCGCGCCCG